TCTTGTAAAGCACTTTTAAATCTAGGCTCGTATTGTTTAGCTTGAGACAGTCTAAACTGAGCATCATTCATCTTTTGTTGTGCATCAATTATACTCTCTGTTTCACCTGTATCATAGGCTTTACGATAAGACTCTTTAGCTAAAGCAAGTTCACTCTCAAGAGCGTTTTTAAGTGTTTCAATATAAGTTGATTCACCTGACTCTAAAGTAGTTTTAAGTTTCTTATTCTCATCCGTAATTTGTTGCGCATATCTAATAGCTTCTTGACGTTCTCTATCAGCAGCTTCTTTAGCGCGTCTTTCGTCATGCCAAACTTTTTTAAGCTGCGCCATACGTTGTTTGACTCGTTCAGAATAATCTTCTAAATTGTCATTTTCTAATTCTTCTACTTTTTCTTTAGGTAAAGGTTCTTTGTTTTTATCTGCAGGGGGCGTATCGTCTTCAATTTCAAGATCAATATCGTCTGCTTTTGTTTCTACTTTAACTTCATTTTTTTCTTTTTGAATGAAAACTTCTTTTTCGTCAGGTAACTTGTTACTAGTACTACCTGGTATTTCATCGTCGTCTGGATATTCAAATACAATATCTCCGTCTTTTACTTCAGCCATAATCTTCTCCTATGCGCGAGTGTAGCCGCGAGGATCAGCAACAACCCCCTCAACCGTATCGTCGTTAATAATGCGGAATTCTCTTCCGTGAATTTTAAATCTAGTACCTGCGTATGCACGCGTTAAAACAAAATCGCCTTCTTTACACCATGGACCCGTAGGAAATCTTGCTTCGTCTTTATAAGCTAAATCGCCTACTTTTACTACAAATAAAACTACAGTTGAATGCTCTTCTATAGTTCTAGTTGAATCTGCTTTTACAATACCCCCTTTATATGTTTCTGCTGCATCGGGAATTGCACAAAGTATTTTATATCCTTTAGGTTCAGGTAACTGTAAACCTCTTTCTTCTATCGGTATGTCTTCTGCTTCTACTGCGTTTAACGTTGGAATAACAATCGGTCGACCATTTGCATCTAACAAATTTTTATTCATGGTTAGAATCTGATCACTCATCCGAGTTCTCCATCCTGTCTACGATGTCAGCAATAATGCCTTGTATAGTATCGCAAGCTCGTATATATCCAACAGCAGATTGGTAATGCGCATAATCTTTCGCAGAACCTTCAGCAATTGAATTTAATACATCTTTGCGTTTTTCAGCTACTTTGTTAATTAGTAGTTCTAACGTTGGGTCTATCATTTACTACTCCTTTGGTTGTTGTTTATTCCTTTGTTGCATCATTTGTTGGCGTTGATTTTCAGTTTGTTCTTTTCTTACTTCTAAATCTTGTCTAGCTTTAACTGCTTCTACACCAAGTCTAGTTCCTTCTACAAACTGTCTAGCTTCTAACTCTTTATTATCTTTTACAGATTGAGCGCCTAATTGAGCGCCAGCAATACGTTCTTGAGATTCAATACGCATCTTATCAAGTGCTAATCTAGTTTGTTCCGCTTGAATATCTGCTTGAGTTTTTTGAGCTTTAATTTGAATATCTTGAGCTTTAAGCTGTAACTCTTGTTGTTGCATTTGAATGATTGGATCTTGTTGCTGTTGTTCAGCTTGTTGTTGTTGAACTTCTGCTTGATCTTTAGCTAATAGTTTTTGTGCTGCTTCTGCCATTACTTTAGATAATTCAAATTCAACGTCTTCTGGTAATGTTTCATCAGGTTTAGGTAGTGGAACACCTAATTGTTCTTCAAGTTGTTTTCTATATTCAAATGCCACGTGCTCATTAATATGTGCCATAGCTGCAGCTTGAATTGCGCCTGCTTGTGGATTTTGTCCTACCATTTCCATAATTTTAGGGTCTTGCATAGCAGACATATGTACTTGAATATGAGCTTTATGATCTTGATAAATAAACGCTTTAACCGGTTTGCCATTAATAATGTTCATATTTTCTGATACAGGATCTTTTGGTTTTTGGTCATCAGCTGATGGTATAAGTTTTCCGATATTTTTAATCCCTAGTACTTCTAGCATTTGTTTATTAAGTTCTACTTGGTCATAAATTTGTGGACTTTGAGCTGCCATTTGCATTACAGCTTGATATTGAACCACTTTCTGTGACATCGTTGCAGCATTAGGATCACTTACAGGAATCACATCTACATTATCGTAGTCAGATTGTTTAGCGCGTCTATTACCTACTTCAGGCTCATATGAATACTCTGTTGGAGTGTAATCTCGAATAATAACTTTAAGTAGTTTAAACTCTTGTTTCATTGCATAGTAAATACGAGCTTGTACAGCTGACATTACTTTGAGAGTTCTTTCTAAAATAGCTAATGTAGTGCCTACTGGAGAGTTAGCAGACATATCAGATACTTTCATATCAGCAGCTGATGCAAAACGTCTACCTTCTTCGATGATTTGATTCATCAAACTATTTAATACTTGTGAAGGCTCTTTATAAGGAAGCGGTAAGATGTTATCGCGTACAGCACCTGATGGTACATCTACATCACGCCATTCACCTGGAGCAATTGGAGTATCATCGCCTTTAATGCGTAGCCCACGAGACTTGAGACCTCCTGGGAGATTCGATAAAGTACCTGCATCAACTAACTGACGAAGAATCATCGTACCTGATTTAGCAAATGCGCCTATTAAATGAATTAACCCAAAGCAATAGAATCCAAAGCCTGGAATATAACCGTAGTGTACAAAGTGTTGGCGCTTAGCTTTTAGTTTATCATCTGGATTCCAATTACGACGAATCGCTAATATAGTGCCTGTACCTTTATCAATTGTTATTACGTAAGGTAATGCAATTCCATCTTCACTATCGCCATTTTCTAAATCAAGATTAACATGCATCTCAAGGATTTTATATCTGTCGTCTTCTGTCGGATTAAATCCTAACTTTTCTGCAATTTTCTTTTCAGCTTCATCAATATCTAAATACGGTTCACCTAAATCTACATCACGATAAAAACCCGCAACTTGTAATTTATGTAATTCGTTCTTTGTCTTACGCATGACATGCGTGACACGTTCTGCTGTTTCTAAATTAGATGCGCCGTATGGGACTACGATATCTTCAGCAGGAACATACATCGATACTTGGCGTTCAATATTAGGATCGTAATAAACTTTTTTAAATGAGTTACCAGATAAACCTAGTCCCCATAACATGCGTTCATGTTCAGGTCTGTACTCAGGCATCATGTCCGTGAGTTGATAATTCATATCGTCTTTTACACGTTCAGCGGCATCTTCTTTTTCTTTTGTTTGCTTACCAATAATTACTGTTTTGACTGGACCTGCAGCTGGGAATGTCTCCATCATAGTTTCTGCTTGGAACTTCACTAGCGCTTCAGTCATGAGTGGATGGTACACGTTACATGCACCTGGCCATGGTTCTGTTCTGTCTTCTACTTTTAAACCGAGTAGCTCTAAGCCATCTACGTAAGTCGTCAGCCAATCTTTTCTTGAATTAATATCAGCATCGTATTCGCCAATTAAATCACCTGACAATTGAGTCAACTGACCTTCATCCATGTCTTCAGCTAAATTAGCATTAAACTCGTCATTATCTTCTTTACCTGGAACGATTGTAATTTCCATGCTACCGTCATCAAGCGTTACACTTTCGGGGTTTTCAATTTCAATAGAAAGGTCTGGTTGATTCATAGCCATCGCTTCTATTCCTTGAGGTGCTTGTGATAAACTTTTATCTATATTAGTTGCCATAATTATTTCCTTTTAAGCTTTGCTGTATTTGTTTTTGGGTTATATGTAAACGCATTAGTTGGTTTACTTAATCTTTTAGATGCTCTATCTTTTGCGCGTTCTTCTGCAGTCATTGCGTTTCTTTTTAAACCCTCAGCCGTAAATGTTTTACCATCAGCGTTAAGTTGTCCTCGTTTTTGTAAAATAGAAATAGCAGTATCGCGATTACCTACTTGAGCAGCTAACCTATCTATTAACTGATTTTTTCCCATAAACTTTTGTGTTGTCATATTGAGTACAGTCTATTCCTAGAACTTTTAAATGCTTTAATCTCATCTGCTTCATCACTAGGTAATCTAATGAATCCACCTTGTCTAAATCTCATTAATGCTAACGTTGTGCTATCAACCAAGTCATCATTAGCACCACTTGGAAAATCGTTACATTCTTCTATTACTTCTTTAGCCCATCGTCTATCAGGTGCCCATACTATACCACTTCTAAACAAATCTGAAATTGCGTTGACTCGACTAATCTTATCTTGTCCTTTACCAGGTGTGAACTCACCAATAGGCAAACCCATCCTACGCATTTCTTGGTAGAGTGCGGCTCCGTTAGATTTCTTTTCAACCATGAATGCATCTGGCTCCCAGTCTTTGTACTCACGGAGTACCATCTCTTTGAGCTCTGGAAACTCAAGTCGTTCTTTAATTGAATTTAATAGTATTATATTATAGTTATTGGTTTCTTCGTTAAAAAAGACGCCCCAAGTGGTGAGCGCATTGTAGTCCGCTCTATTATTGGCCTCCTGGGCAGCATCTAAACTCATAATTGTAAATTCACAATCGGGTGGATCTTCT